GGCTGTCACTGATTGAATCCAAGTCAGGTGAACGAGGCATCTTCAACCGTCAAGCAGCCATCAACAAAGCCATTGAATCAGGCCGTAGGGACGCATCGAAAGTAGTTGGGGTAAATCCTTGTGCTGAGATCACATTGCGCTCTGCAGGGCTGTGTAACCTGTCTGAAGTGGTCATTCGTGCAAACGACTCTCTACCTGCTTTGGTTCAGAAGGTACGTGTAGCCACCATCATTGGTACTTACCAAGCCATGTTGACTGACTTTCGCTATGTCAGGCCATTGTGGAAAAAGAACCAAGAAGAAGAACGGTTGCTGGGTGTCTCATTGACCGGCATCATGGATCACCCAATCCTGAGCACCACATCACGGGAAAGCATTCGTTGGTTGCAGGCAATGAAAGCTGAAGCACTTGTGACCAATTTGGCTTTGTCTAAGCAATTGGGCATCAATCAATCGGTTGCTGTGACTACGGTCAAACCATCAGGGACAGTCTCACAGTTGGTGGACAGTGCATCAGGCATCCATCCTAGGTACTCTGAGTACTACATCCGTACTGTGCGTGCTGACAAGAAGGATCCATTGGCTCAACTCATGCGTGAGCAGGGGTTTCCAGTAGAAGACTGTGTATCCAAACCAGACAGCACGGACATCTTCAGCTTCCCTGTACAAGGACCAGTTGAAGCAGTGTTTCGCAATGACCGTACCGCCATTGAACAACTGGAACATTACCTGATGTTCCAAACGTATTGGTCAGAGCACAACGTGTCTATCACGGTGTACGTTCGTGACCATGAGTGGTTGGGTGTAGGTGATTGGGTGTACACCAACTTTGACAAGTTGGCTGGTGTGAGCTTCTTACCTCACTCTGATCACAGCTATCGGCAAGCACCCTATACAGAGTGTTCCAAACAAGACTATGAAGCCTTGTTGAGTCGTATGCCTGATTTTGACTGGGAAAAGCTGGCTATCTTTGAAAAAGATGACAGCACCATCAATGTCAAGGAATTGGCGTGTACTTCTGGATCTTGCGAGTACATCTGAAGTCCTTAAGACAAGTGTAACTCAACTCAAGTTGACTAAGACAAGAGACACCCTCCGGGGTGTTCTTTTGATGCTCTGCAGTCAAACGCAAAGCATCACTTTGTTGGTAAATCCTCGCTCAAATAAAAGGAAAATATGTCTTCTTGTAAATCAATCAATTGCACTGGTATCACGACTCATGAAAATGACTTTTGTGATGCATGTTCAGATGCAATTACGTTCGGTAATGCAGGCCATTCCGAATCCCTCGCCAAAAGGTATCCTAAATATTACAAAGACGTTAGTGATATCACTGAAATAGATGTGTACGGTGTCCACCTACTATTCAACATTCAAGACCCTGCTGGTTGTATTCAACATGCCAGTAAAAAACTTCTGTTATCAGGAGTACGAACAGGCGGTAAATCTGTCTTCAAAGATATTCGTGAAGCACGTGATACCTTGAGCCGCTGGCTTCAATTAAATCCAGAAACCAGCAAGACATAGGCGCAATCCTTGCGCTTCGCTGAATTTCTATAGCCTATTTTGGCTACTTAACCGGACATATCCACTATGCAACCTAATTACTCTAATGTGAGTGCGGTTCCACTGTCTCTTGCTGTCTTCCTGGCAAGTGACAATTATGACCATGATGCCGCTACCATTTCAGCCACCACACTGATTAAACCTATTCGTCAGATCGTTCTGAGCACCCGTGTAAACAACACAGAAGCTTCTGTTGATCTGATTCAGATGGTGGCATCACGTATGGGCAGTGCTATCCATGATGGCATTGAGCGTTCATGGCTTTACAACTATGCCAACGCACTGAAGATTCTGGGACATCCTCAGAAGATTGTTGATCGTATCAAGATCAATCCATCAGCGGATCAATTGACCGATGACACCATTCCTATCTACCTTGAGCAACGAGCGCACAAGGTGGTGGGACACCATACTGTCTCAGGTAAATTTGACTTTGTGGGTGAAGGTCGCCTGGAAGACTTCAAAAGTACTTCCACCTACACCGCCATCAATCACACCAATGACAGTAAATACATTCTGCAAGGCAGTATCTATCGTTGGCTCAATCCAGTGATTGTGACCAAGGATGACATGGCGATTCAGTTCATCTTTACGGACTGGTCGGCAGCACGTGCTAGGGCAGAAGCCAATTACCCACAGAACCGGATTCAACAGCGCATCTTGCCGTTAATGTCTATTGCAGAAACAGATAGGTATGTCTGTGCCAAGCTCAAGGACATTGATACCTACATGAATGCATCTGAAGAATGCATTCCATTGTGCAGTGATGAAGATCTGTGGCGTAGTGATCCAGTGTTTAAGTATTACAAGAACCCTGAGAAAACAACACGCAGTACCAAGAACTTTGACACCATGATGGAAGCCCGTATTCGACTGGCTGAAGACGGTGGCAAAGGGATTGTGATTGAACGACCTGGACAGGTCACAGCTTGCAAGTATTGCTCTGCATTCTCTGTCTGTTCCCAGAAAGATATCTTGATCGCTCAAGGCGATCTGATTATGTAAACCAAACCAAGGAAATATATGATTTCAGTAGATCAAATGGAACATCACCCTACTAGCGAAAAGTTGGTGAAGTTCCTGTGTGACAAAGTTCAAAACGACAACCCACTATTCTTTCGAGTATTGGTGGGTTATTACTTCAGTGTTGTTGCATCCACCATGCGTTGCATGATCGCTACCCATGACCGTGGTGATCTACCTGTCAACATGTTTGCCTTGAATCTCAGTACATCTGGTTCTGGCAAAGGGTACTCAACCAACATTGTCAAAAACGAAGTCATCAACCAGTTTCGGCAACGGTTCATGGAAGAAACCTTTCATGTGTTGTCAGAACAGGCATTGCCTAAGTTAGCCAACAAGCGTGCCATGCGCAAGAGTACCGATCCAGATGAAGAGCTGGCCCGTGTGCAAAAAGAGTTCGATGGAATTGGTCCATTGAAATTCAGTTTCTCTGAGGCAACAGTACCTGCAGTCAAGGATTTGCGTCACAAACTCTTGATGTGTGAAGCAGGTAGTCTGAATCTTCAGATTGATGAAATTGGTCTGAACCTCACAGGGGCCAAAGATGCATTGGCAGTTTTTCTGGAACTCTACGATATAGGGTTTACTGAAGACAAGTTGATCAAAAGCACGGCTGAAAATACTCGCAAGGAAGAGATTATTGGTAATACCCCTTCCAACATGATGCTCTTTGGTACACCGTCTAGTCTGCTCGATGGTGGCAAGACGGAAGAGGAACTGTATGCTTTATTGAATACAGGTTACGCTCGTCGATGCTTCTTTGGTTATAGCCATAACCAAGCAGGTGAAAACACCAAGACACCTGAAGAGATTTATCAGATGCTGACCAATCAGGATAGCTCCACTTTCTTAGGGGAACTATCAAGTCGTCTGGAGAACTTGGCTGACATTATCAATATCAACAAGCGTTTGATCATGAGCAAGGAAACCAGTCTGCTTCTGATTGAGTACAAGATCAAGTGTGATAAGGAAGCGGCAAGTTACAGTGAATATGACCAGATGAAGAAGGCAGAAATATCTCATAGGTATTTCAAGGCACTCAAACTGGCAGGTGCGTATGCATTCATTGACGATTCGCCTGAGTTAACAGATAAACACCTGTACTACGCCATTAAATTGGCTGAAGAATCGGGTGCAGCCTTCTGTCGGATGCTTACACGTGATCCTACCTATGTCAAATTAGCTAAATACATCGCAACCATCCAGCGTGATGTTACCCAAGCTGATTTGGTCGAGGACTTGCCTTTCTATCGTGGTGGATCTGGACAGAAGAGTGACATGCTTACTTTGGCAATTGCCTATGGTTATAAAAACAATATCATCATCAAGAAATCTTTTTCTGATGGTATTGAGTTTCTAAGTGGGGAAACCCTCAAGGAAACTGATCTGAGCAAGATGGTTATTGCCTACAGCCAGGACATTACTACTGACTACAACAACGAGTATGCTCCGTTTGATCAGCTTCACAAACTGACCCAAGCAACAGGTATGCACTGGACAGCACATCATTTGATGGGTGGTTATCGCAATGAAGAGAATGCCATTCCTGGCTTTAACTTGGTTGTGATTGATGTGGATGGCGGTGTCTCTATGAGTACAGCCAAGACACTGTTAAAGAACTATAAGTTCTTGATCTATACCACTAAGCGGCACACCGATGAGGAACATCGCTTTCGCATTGTGTTACCCATTAACTATGAGTTAGCAATGGATGCCAAGGACTACAAAGAGTTCATGAGCAATATCTATAGCTGGCTTCCTTTTGATGTGGATACTGCAACCAATCAGCGTGCTCGTAAATGGATGTCAAACAGTGGCAGCTATGAGTACAACGAAGGTGACGTACTGGATGCACTGCCCTTTATTCCAAAGACTAGCAAGAATGAGGCACGCAAGACATTGCTTGCATCACAGCAGTCAATGGACAACCTGGAACGGTGGATTCTGAATAACTCAGGTGATGGCAACCGCAACAATATGTTGCTTCGGTACGCCATGCTACTGGTTGATGCAAACTTTGACTTTGAAGGCATTCGTAGTCGTGTGGTAGCCCTGAACGACAAGATGCCTGACAAGCTCAGTGAAGCTGAAATCATGGCAACTGTTATGACTACGGTCATGAAGACGCTTTCTAAACGTCCTTAGTAAGTATGTGCCCTCCGGGGCACTTCTGTGATAACCATAAAGGAAAACAATGACTAATCCAGTCAATGACAATCTGGTATTACTCTGTGGCAAGTCTGCTACAGGTAAATCAGCCTCACTGATGGGCTTGGAGAAACCTGAAGGGGTACTGTATCTGAACTGCGAAGCAGGTAAGAAACTTCCCTTCAAAGCCAAGTTCATTCAAAAGACCGTGACCGATCCGCTTCAAATTAATGAAGCATTTGATTGGGCAGAAACTCAGCCGCAAATTCACACCATCATCGTGGATAGTCTGACTTACCTGCTGGACATGTACGAATCTGTGTACGTGATTCCGTCAACTAACGGGATGCAGGCTTGGGGACAGTTTGCTCAGTACTTCAAGGTATTGATGCAACAGTATGTTGCCAAGTCCACCAAGAATGTGGTGTTCACTGCACACACAGCAGATCGACTTAATGAGTCTGAAATGCTGATGGAAACTTTAGTCCCTGTGAAGGGATCACTAAAGAACAATGGTATTGAGAGTTATTTCTCAGTGGTCATTGCATCCAAGAAAGTGCAACTCAAAGCACTCAAAGAGTATGGTTCAGAATCACTGAACATTACGCCAGAAGAAACTGCACTGGGATTCAAGTATGTATTCCAATGCAAGCTCACTAAAGACACTGTAAATGAGCGTCAACGTGGGCCACTCGGGTTGTTTGATACAAAGGAAACTTTTATTGACAACAATATTCAATTGGTACTTAACAAACTGCGTGATTACTACGCATAGTTATCTACAATACCCATCCACAATTTATTAACCAACCAAAAGGACTAACTATGTCACTTCTTTCCGCACTTGCTTCCGATTCCTCCATTGCCGCTGAAACAGATTCAGTCGGTGGTGGTAATGCCCCTCTTGAGTCGGGCTTGTATGCCTTTACTGTCACGATGGCTCACTTGAACAAAGCTGCCAGTGGCGCTTTGGGTCTGGTTCTGAATATGAAGAACACAGACAACCGTGAGGTACGTCAAACCCTCTGGATGACCAGTGGTACTGCCAAAGGTAGCAAGAACTACTATGAGAAGGATGGTGAGAAACACTTCTTGCCAGGCTTTAACCACGCCAACGCACTGTGCT